AGGTACGGATACGCTTGTGGGCCGTAATCTCGCACCAAATTCGACAATAATTTCAGTTCATCGCGCATTGAAGCGTGTAATCTGGCCTGAACTGCACTCATAACCTTCATTGAACGCTCTAAAATCGCCAAAGTAGTGCCAACTGGGGCTTCTGCGTTCATATCTGCCGCTTTTACGTCAGCCGCAGACGCAAATCTTCGTCCTTCCTCTACAATATTGCCTAAAAGTTGGTACAAAACTCCGCTTGGCTCTTTATAGGGAAGGAAACTTATGTTTTCTTTGATCGAACCGCCTGGTACATCAACATCTCTGAACTCTCCAGGCATGATTGGAGTGTCATCACCCTTAATTCGTAGCCCTCTGGCCTTCAAGCCGCCAGGTAAGTTGCTCAGAGTGCCTGCATCTACCAGTTGTCGGAGCAAAGAGGTGGCTGATTTGGCTAATCCACCGATCATATGAATCAAACCAAAGCCGTAAAAGCCTAAACCTGGGATATATTGGTAGTGAACAAAGTGTTCTCGCTTGTTTTTGTACTGATCTGACTCGTACCAGTTGCGCCTGATAGCCAAAATCTCTCTGGAACCTAGATCAATGGTCACTACATAGGGCAAATGTATGCCTGTAAGCTTTCCGTTCTGCGAATCTTCAAAGCCAGCTAGGTCTAAATCAACCTGCATTTCTAATAAAGTGTGCCTAGAGTCTGATTCGTAGCTACCATTGTCCCCAGTTAGCTCGTTATACTTCTCTTTTACTTGATCTGGGTCTGAAGAAGAATCTTGCAAATCTATATCAAGGTAAAACCCTGACACTTGAAGCTTCCTAATATCATTAGGACTCTTCTTCATTACATGTGTGGCACGTTCACAGGTTGCTAAATCAGACGCACCATAACTTACAACGAAATCTTCAGCAGGAACGAACATACTGCAAGGTCTTCCCATAGTGGGATCGTAGTAAACTTTCCTAAACGCAGAGCCAGCCAAAGGTAGCGAAAACAGCATCCTCTCCGTTTCGGTGCGATATTCTGTCATTTTCTCAGTGACAAGATAATTCAGGTAATCTTGGACACGATGCGCCTGTTTTTCTTTATCATCATTAATTACCCCGACAATGCTTGTCTTTACAGGGCCACTAGCAGGAAACAGTTCTTGTATGGATTGAGACTGAAACCTAATGACTGCTTCTGTTAAAAGGGGATGGAACACACCACATGCCCCATCCCAGGGGGTAGTTCTTTCTTCATGCTTCAGGCCAAGCAGTTCAAGTCCGTCTATGTAAGACCTTTCCCAATCTGCTCTGCTTTCTTTGTCTGTCTTGTATTGACCTATGAGGTCAGATGCCATGATGTTCAATTCTTTTGGATCAACCACTTCCGCTAGATTCGCATCATGGGACATGCCCATCATCTCGCCCATACTGGGATCAAAGTCAATTAACACACCGCCATCGGGCGTTTCAATAGAAACCGACTCAGGGTTTTCTATTTCAATTTCAACTTCGCCCATATCCTGATTTACAGGAAGGGGCGTACCCAAGGGGCGATCAATAGCCATTTAGCCATTCTTCCCGAAGTATTGAGTTCTAGCCGCACCAGATCCTCTAGCAACGGTTTTACCGCCAGCCGCATAACCTTTAGTCTTGCCGCCTTTAGCCATTCCCTTTGTTTTTCCACCTTTGAAATAACCTTTTGTCTTGGGAACCTTGCCGCCACCCATCATTTTGCCTTTCCCATCAGCGGCAAAAAATGGAACTTCCTTTCCATCCTTTTCTACCATTGGCAGTTTCTTTCCTGCTGCCATTCTTTTGGGCATCATTTTGCTACCCATTTTAGTTCCCATCTTAGATTTCTTCATCAGGTTCTCCTGAATACATGTTATCGAAAACTTGATTTACATCTAATGTGTAATCCAAGTCGGATTTAGAATAATGAATATGTTGAGATGGCCTAAAGTCTGGCGCACCTTCTCCTGTCTCAAACCATGCTGGATGTGTGACTCTCACCCTGTTATTGGGGAGTGCCACAATGTTACCTGTCCATTTGCCAGCGTCTAGTAATTCCATGACATGGCTTTGTTTGTGTTGTGCAGGATCATCAGCAATTTCGTTGTCAGTGTAATCGACTGTAAAATAATACTTTGCAGGATAGAACTCACCGTCTATCTTTGCAATCCAAGGACAAGGCGTTGCCCGATCTAACACATACACAGAATGTGTTCTTGAAGAACAGTCCCAAGGTTGTGCCGCCCATACAGGCATTGGCTCAGGCCATTCTTCTAACGGTGTGTCGGCTACCAGCCCTGTGATAGGCATCCTTGCCCACATTGCACCGCCATGTATGTTTTCCGCATTCTCGTCATCGTAGGTTTCTGCGCCAGTAAATATTACTTGGAAGCTGAGAGAACGACACGGCATGGTGGTAACTGCAATCGCCATCGCATGAAGAAACTCTCCATGATATTTTTGGTGATTGTGTGTGTATTCTTTTCTAACCCAACATTTAAAATGCGGAATGTTACTTTGTAGAAACGACACTTTTCTCCTTGGGTAAATAAACCATTACAAATGAATTACATTTTGGACACGACAAGTTTGTAGATATTAAATACTCTGAATCTTCTTCTTCGTCGTGGTCACCGCCCCAAATAAGATCTGTGTTGCAATGCCAACATTTCATCTAATAATACTCTGCTCGTCTGGAATAAAAGGGTTCTTCATCCTCATCAGACCCCAAACGCAGGAATCCTCCTTGTCTGAATCGGAGCAATGCTTGTGTTGACGAGTCAACCAAGTCATCGTGTTCGCCTGCTGGGAAGGATGCAAACTCTTCTATCACCTCTTCCGCAAACCTAGTCTCAGGACACCAGACAATGCCAGACGCAAATAAGTCTGACACTGCGTTAACCCTTGAGATCTTATCGTTTCCTCTGCTTGGCGTGTATTCGGATACAGGAATGCCCATTGCTCTTAGTTCAAATATAAGAGGGGTTCCAGCCGCCTTCGCTTCAACGATGCAGGCATCGGGTTCAAATTCATTATAGAACTCAAACGCACATTTCTTTAGTTCAGGAAACTCCAGCCTTTCTTTGTATGCATCAAGTAATATGATGTTGGGCTGTGTGACTCCTGAGTCATCAGGGTGGTAAAATACCCCCCATGTGGTGCAAGCAGAATAGTCTGCTCGTTGTGTTTTTAGAAAAGCGGTGTCCCATGATTGGATAATAAACTCGCACTGAGGCGGTCTTTCCTCTTCCCACTTCTTCCACCATTCTCTTTTAACTAATGCGCTCTCTTCCGAGGACGGGTCTTGCTGATATTGTGCTTGCCACTTAGGCGCAGGCAGTTCACTACGCAGAGCCTCTAGTTCCGTTAAAGACCAGAACTCAGGCCATAGTGCATTGCCAGAAGGCATAATTGCAGGAAATTCGATCACCTCCCATTCATCCATTCCTTCTCTTTGAACAGATGTTTTAACTATCTTTCCTGTTAGATCTCTTTTGTGCCAGCGAGTCATCACTATGATGATGGCCCCTCCTGGTTGTAATCTCTGTCTCGGCCCTGATGTGTACCACTCGTAAACCTTGTCGAAAACCCCTGCGTCTGCGCTTTGGCCTTCTTGTTCACTGTGAGGGTCATCTATTATTAGGAGGTCTGCTCCTTTACCTGTGACCGCACCGCCTACCCCGATAGCGAAGTATTCACCGCCTTTGTTTGTACTCCAGCGTCCTGCCGCTTTTGAATCTGCCCTTAACCCTAATTCTGGAAATATCTCTTTGTAATCTTCACTATCAACTAGGTTACGAACCTTTCGCCCGAAACCAACTGACAGTTCTGCGGTATGTGCAGTTTGTATTATTTTCTTTTCAGGGTATTGGCCCAGAAACCAAGCTGGGAGCAAATACGATGCAAACTCAGACTTTGTATGTCGAGGCGGCATATTAATAATTAATCTTTTCAGATCACCGTTGGCAACACGTTCAAAGGCTTCTGCCATGATCTTGTGATGTCTGCCTTCAATAAAAGCAGGCCAAACCTTCTTGATGAAGGGCATAAAACCTTCACGAGCGGCTTCTTTGTCTTCTGTCTCTTTCAGGTCTTTTAAAAGATCAAGAACTCTTGACTGCTCTTCAACAGGCAAGTTTTTAATATTTTTTAAAAGATCGGGGTTTATCTTGTTAGATACTTGCATTTGTAAGGGGCCATTTGCTTGAGTAGCATTTC